ATCTTGCTCATCCTCAAATGGGCTTTTTTGGTTTCTTGCATATCTTAAAGGTCTGTTAATTCCTGCCTCTTCGTCAAAATATAATAAAGGTGATCTTAGTGAGTGTCTCGAACTTAGCATATAAGCTAATGGTGATTGTCCGTTTTTAAGCCTATAGGCTTTTGTTTTTAGGGTTTTATTTTTTTTCATTTTATTTAATTTAAATTTTAGTAAAAATAAATTCTACCCCCGCTATTGCAGGGGTAAAACTTATATAAATATTAATCCTTAAATAAGAAGAAGTTGTTAGCACCTAAAGTACAAACAGCTCTCTCAGATAAGAAATTGACTTCCATCGCGTCAAGGTCAGAAGTTCTTGCACCACCAGCTGAACCAGTAATCCAAGTTTTATATCTTCTATCCTCAGTTTCAGAAGCTCTATATCTTACGTGTAAGAAAGGTCTCTTAGCGTTTTTACCAAGAATTTGGTCATAAACTGTAGTAGAACCAGCAGGTACTAATAACCCGTTGATAACTCCACCGCCTAAGTCACCTCTCATTGTAGGATCGTTTAGATATTTCCAGTCAGACTTGTAGAAGTCATAACCTCTTCTAAATCCTGTAAATCCAAGATTTAAAGCCATGTCTTTATCATTATCAAATAAACCATATGAACTACCACCAGCTCCATAAGAGTTTTGAGTAGCTAACATATCGTCAATGTCAAATGAGAATTGTCTATTTACGAAAATTACATTTTCTTCAATAGAACCTTGCTTATCTAATCTTTGGATAATGCTGTCAAATTGAGCTAGATTCTGTGGGTTTCCACCACCGAATACGTTACCTCTATTTTCTACAACATAGAATACGCCGTCAGACCCGTTAAGATTTGCTGCTGATAAACCAGCACCTGTACCTTGTAAGAAATCACCTGCACCTGAACCTGCACCTGCTGGTACTGCTTCTAGCATAGCTGTTTCTAAGTAATCTTCAAATCTTAATCTTGTGTCATGTTCAGACTTAAGATACCATAAATATCCATTTACACCGTCTTCGCCTGTAATTTCAATCCAACCAATTTGTGCCATATCAGAACCTGATACTTGATATTTATCTTTAATAATAATTGGTTTGTTATCGAAAATTAAATCATCTGATTCGTTTGAACCTATCATTCCGTTTGTTCCTTTATTGAACTCAGAACCATAAACCCAAATATCACACGCTACACCTGCACCCATTGCTTGTCCTGTTGCTTCATAATAAGCAATAGTTACTACATTTGGGTTACCTGCTGTTGGAGCAACAGTTACAATACCTTTGTTTGAAAGGTTTGATCCTGGTGTTTTGTCAGAAATCATTACTGTTTGACCTACTCTTAATACTGCTTTAGCACCACCTGCTAGAGCTGGGTTAAAGTTTGATGTATTGTTAGGAATAGTCCAAACCGCACTTCTTGTACCATTACCTGCTGCTGAACCTGATGTACAATCTTGGTATTTAACGTGTAATCTACCTTGCTCTGCCCATTTGATAAGGTCAGAGTTTGAAGGCATTTCAGCGCCTACCATTCTTAAGAATGATGCTACTGTTCTGTTACCATATCTTTCAAATTCTTTTTCATAAGTATCAGGTAGATACTGATTCAAGAAATCAAAATTGGTAATATAATTTGTACTTAGTGGCACCTGCTGTGCAGATGGTTGTAAGTCAAATCCTGGGACTGCATTTACTGCCATAATTTTAATCTTTTAAATGTTTAACTTTTTTTAATACTTCTAATTTTGAGTCCTCGTCCACTACCAGGATTTCCTATACTCCTAATTTTACGCCCATCTTTTATAGTTACTTGCGGCGATTGTCTCACATCCATATTAATGTTTTTTGATTTTTTTGCAACATTATCTACGGTTGCTGAAACACCCTGCTCGTAAAAATACTGAGCAAATTTTTCAGGATTCATAGCAACAGCTAATGCTTTATGATAACCAGCAGCATCTTTCATTAAACCATTTTCGTCTGTATATTTCTTTACGAAATTATTTATATCAGACTGAGTGTTAAATAGCTCATCAGATGTACCTGGCTTGTATGTAAACTTATTTTCTCCTAACGTAAAATCAAAACCTTTGAAATCATTAGTAAAAACCTCTTTGGTTTTATCGAGAAAAAAATCATAACGCTTATCAGCCGCTTCCCTCATAGTTTTAGATTCGTCGATATATTTCTTGTAAGCATTTAAATTTTCTTGTTGATCAGCAGATAATCCATCCCGACTTGACTCAAGCGGAACTTTATACTTATCTTTTTGTTCGTTCAAAAATTTTCTTGCTTTTGCAAGCTCACGTTTCTTTGCTAGCTTTTTTCTTTTAATATCTTTGGGGTCATCTAACTCTTCGTCAAAGCCAAAATTGTCCTCCATGACATCTTGTATATCTATAGCATCTAAGCCTTCTTCTTGATGGCTTATATACTCAGCTAGTAAAGAATCATCGTCCATGCTATCAAAGTCTCTTTGTGTTCTGTAGAAATCTTCAATACCACGGTCTGTTTCTTGTTTGTATTTTAAATACATAGAAACATCTTCAGGTAATTCAGGTGCCATTTCTTTTTCGGCAAATAAATCATCTACTGAAGTTATCTCCTTATCATATCTATTTTTAATATATGAAAGAACGTCTTCGTCACTTAACTCTGACGACTGAGTTTTATTTTCTTGTGTTTCGCTTTCGCTAACTGGCTCCTGCGATTCTTCTTTTTGCTCTGCAACCACTGGAGTCGCGTCATTTGTGGTTTCAACATTTTCTACATTTTCTTCAGTTTGTTGATTCCCTTCAAATTTTTCTTCATGCTTTTCAAGCAATTCTTGTTCTATTTCTGCTTTGGACTTTTCTGTAGACAGCCCAATGTCTTTGACTTTTATTTCCATTAGATTAAATTTTTTACAAAGTTATACAATTATTTATAATTTTTTTAGAGTGTTTTGAAGTAGTTATATAAATCCATACCTAGTTGCTCGCCAACTTTTTTATCTGATTCATAATGAACATTGGCTGAAATTCTACTTTCTGATATATTTTTAGCAGCTCTTTCAAATTCAGGCAACATCTCAGGATACATATCACTTAATATTTCTTTCAATAAATATGCCTGTGCAGAATGACCTGAAGGAAACGCTGGTGTTTGTGCTGACTCCATTTTAACAAATGGTAAATTAATACCAAAATCTTTTGCAACTACATTAGGTCGTCTTCTATTATGGTAGTTTTTTATTTTTAATATTGGCTTTGTACTTTGTTTCAAAACCTTTTCAACTAAATCAGCAGGAAACTTTCGCGTTCTCTTATTAAATAGTCTTTTATAAACATTGTAGATGTTGTCATAGTTTTGTGCAAACGATTTGTCTAGCGGTGTATTTTGTAAAGATTTTATTTCACCCAACGTTTTTAATGAAGAGTCGGAAGGGTGTTTTATATTTTTATACCTTTGCCAATTAAAATTTCTAAACATTATCTTGGTTCAAATTCAGCTAAATCAAAACCATCTAAACTGTCTTCGTTTGACTCGAAGTTTATAGGTGGTAAATTATTCTTTCTTTGCTCAATAAGTTTTGATTGTTCAGTAGACTGTTGACTTATTCTCTTATCTTTTGCCTTTTCTCTATTTTGTTCTCTTTGGTCTAAGCCCGCTTGCTCTACACCTTTAATTTGCATTTGAAACTGAAACTCCGTAGACATTAAATTTCTTTTTAGTTCAGCTTCTGCTTTTAATTTTTCTATTTCAAAAGCCACGTCCGCTTGTCTGTACTGAATTTTTGCTTGGCTCTCCATTTGAATCTTTTGAGCCTCAGCCTGAGCTTTTGCTTGTTGAGCTTGCATCTGCATTTGAGCTGCCATTTGCTGCTCTTGCATTTTTTGTTGTTGCTCTTGCTCTTGTTTTCTTTTTCTTTTAAGTTTTAATAACTGATTGGCCATTTTTAAATTATGAAGCTCACGTATATCAATAGCATCTTCTAAATTTATATCGCCTTTTGATAATGCCATTTGTATGTTTTGCTCAAGCATAGCTTTTTCTTCTTCATCAGGTGCAAGCTCTATAAATATTCCAAAGTCATATATATATAACTCTTTTATATCTTCTAATATTTTTAAGTTGTACTTGCCGATTTGCATAGCGAACTCATCTTTAAAATCTGCATACTCTAAAATATCAGCAGTTCTAATTGATAAACATTCAGCTAAGGTTCTGGTAATATATAAACTACCGTCTAATATATGTCTTGTAGCGGTATTACTATTAAGAGCAGCTAACTTTTGTACACCTACCAAAGAATTTGGATCAGGAGAGGAGCCGTCTCTTGCTTCGTTTAATCCAGTTACAGCTCTTATCATATCAAGATAATGATTGTAATTGGCAATAAGCATTTGTAATTTTCCAGCACCACTATTAGCTGTAAGTTGTTGTATAGGCACTCTAGCGTTATTAAATTCACCGTCCTGTGTGTAGCTTCTGCCCACAACACTACCAGTTTGGAAATACAACCTTAATGCGTCTTCAGGATTGTAAGCGTTTCCAGTTCCTAAATCTACCTCGTTTAATCCATCTGCATCAATAAACACACCGTCTGGCACTACTCTCGATACTACTTGTTGTATTTTTAAATGAGTCATTTGAATTAAATCAGCAAATGGAATCATTCTTTTAACAAGACTTTCAAAAACTCCTTTATACATTCTTGGTGCACACGCTATATAATTAGGCATGGCAAACTGATTAGCTGATTTTGGTCTAACCATATTTTCAGATAATTCCCATTTTAACATTATGTTCGTTCCCATAACCATAACACCATCATACCATACATCTATCTTTTTTTCTACTTTTTCAAAGTTTCCTTCCTGCATCATTTCTTCTGGTGGGTTAAACTGGTCATCTTTCTCTACAGTTTTGTAACTACCGTCTGCTAGTTTTTTTCTTTTATAAACAAAAGAGTGAGTGGTTTTATAATTAAAATATAATATAGTAGCCGTGTCTCTGTAAAACATACTGTTTTCAAAAAACTGTTGGTTGTTGTAGTAATTATACCAAGACTGACTATACTTTGCTATTGTATCTAAATCTTCATTAGTTAATGTAGGGTCAATTTTAATTAACTCAGTCATTGGCACTGTTTTAATTTCACCCCAATAAAAACAGTCTTTAAAATATGGGTCTTCAGTATAACTATAAACCACGTTTGCTGGATCAACATAATCTAGTTTCACGCCTTGACCAGCTAAAAATTCATGTTTAGTTATTCCAATTCCTATCGTAGCTATATCATAATCGACTCTACTTCTAATATCATTATAATGATTTTCATCAAACAAAGTATTAATAGCTTCTTCTTCAGCTATCTCTATAGCTGGCTTATACTTCATTTGCATATACAATTCCATTTCTTCATCAGATTCTGGCAATTCATCTGGGTTTGTAGAAAACAAATTAATACCCATGTCGCTTTCAATCTGATCAAATAATGGTCTTGCCACAACATCACCTTCAATCATTTGTTGAAACTCATTTCTCTTTTCAGCAGACATAGCATCCTGCGCATACGCATTTACTTTAAATAATCTGTCAGCCATACCATTGACAACTATATCTACAAATTTTGGAATAATTGGAACTGGTGTCCAATCAAGATTCAAATATGACAAATCGCCGTCTATAGCTAATTCGTTTTTATATTTTTTTATTGATTGCTCCCCTCTAGCATATAATCGAAGTCTCATAAACTCACCCCACTGGTTGTAAAATCTACAACTACCATTATCTCTACGAAACCATTCGTATTGTATTGCTTGGCCTATTTGTAGGCCGTATTCAACTGTATCTTTTACTGAGTCGGACGCAAACTGATCGGGGAAAGCAGCTGCTTGAATGTTTATTTCTACTTCTTTCATCTATTAAGTAATTGACTTAGCGAGTTAGTGTTATTATATCTTGCAAAGTTAATGCTTATTTTTGATTGTTTTTGAATTGGAGTGTACAAGTGTTTTTGATTTGCCATAATTGCTAGTCCTGAGCTAATCGAAGCATCAAATCGTGTTCGATTAGAAATGTCAAATTTTGCCCAGTCTTCTAGCGTTTTTTGAAAATACATTGTACCTATCTGATCTCTATCTCTATAATTACCTTCCAAATCAAAACCTATATGTTTTTCTATATAGGATTCTATCGCAGAAGCATGAGACTGTTTCACGTCTTCTGATGTATTAGGTATACCACCTAACTCTTTTTCTGTCTTTGATAGTTTGTTATATTTTTTATCTGGTCTATTCATACAAAAACCTCTATATCCTCTATTTTTAAAATGATACAATAATCTAGGTTTATTGTTTTCACATAAAATCGGCATGCCATAAAAAACACAAGCCATCAATACTTCTTCAAAAAATATTTCAGCAGTTTGTGGTCTAGCTATATATTCTAAAAAAAACTCATTACTTGGCGCATCATCCATATTGAATTTAGTCAAACCATGTAAAGCTCCATTAGAACCTTTACCAACAACTACTCCAGAAATATCATACGAGTCACAACCAAATGACCCTATATGTTCATTTCCTGGATATTTTTTACCACCTTTAATAATAACATTATTTTGAAGGGTAGCTTTGGGGATGTAAGATACAAAAAATCTTCCTCTTTTATTTGGGCTCCATATTACCTTAGAATCTTTTATACCATCTTTCCAGTAAAACCCTCCTTGTGTAACATGATGAGCTATATTTATAGAATCGTTATAATCTATCTGTTGATATATTTTAGTTAAGTTAAATATTGATTGTTTGCTTTCGTCTCTAAAAGCGTGTGACTCACTTCTTGGAAATTGTCTGTAAAATTCATTTAACGCATCTGGATCAGACGCTAATGATTCTACTTCATTCTCCCAATAGTCAATAGCTCCTTGATATATATACTCATTGTCAATTCCTATAATAGGTTCACTAGGAGTTTTAAAAACCGGCATCCCATATTTATCAATAAAACCTTCCATGTTCCACTCCATAGGAATAAATAAATTATATAGTCCACTTTTTGTCTGGCCGTTTGAGTTTCTATTTTTACACCATGAAGACTCGTATAAATCTTTAAAGTTTTTACCTCCTTTATCTAAAGCGTTTGAGGTAGAGCCCATTAAACATTTACCAATAACTTTACTACCTAGTCTCAAACAAGTTTTTGTAACACGCCAGTTATTCAAAATATTCTCCGGTCTTTCCCACTTACCGCTTTCATCGTGAATTAGTAATTGTAATTTTTCACCATCATAACTGTTGTCTGATGTGTTTTTCCAGTCAATAGTAGTATCCAATCCTTCAAGTTCATTTTCTGCAACTTCATACATATTCTTTTTTGTAATCTTTGATGCAGGTACTCTATAAGCTAACTCTGTTTTTGGTTTGTCCATACCATCTTGAATGGGTTTGAAAAAAAAAGGATAGTTGTTAGATATAGGAACTATTTTATCTGTAAACATTTTTTTTGCATCAGCTCCTGTTTTGGATAAAATTCCAATCCTTGCATCTTTAGTAATCGTAGCTGTATTTACGCCTTCACAAGAACTCATAAATGAAAACCCAGAACGTCTTATTTTTAAGTAACACATTCCAAAAGAACGTTTGTCTGCACGACACGCTTCCCAGTATATATAAAATATTCTATTAGCTTCTCTAAAGTCTGGATGACCTACGTCAATTTTAGTCCACTGTAAATACATATAATGTGTACCTGTAATATATGTGGGTTTGCCTTTGTTCATAAACCAGAAACCTTCATCTCTTCTATCAAACTCTTCTTCTATAAAATCAATCCATTTATTTTTAAACTGAGCAGG